CCACAATTCCTATTTAATAGGCGGCGACTTATCGAAATGGATATTCTAGAGAGCCAAATCAACTCAGGTTGGAAGTTTAAAGAAGGCTCATTAATTAATCCTGCTGATATTTATTTAACCGGACAAGGCCGTGGGCTTGCATTAAAATATGATGCAAGTATGGATGATGTTCAACAGATACAACCACCAAGAATAGATCCTTCAGCATTTGTTGTCTCTGAAAATTTGAGTAAAGATTTCTCTTTATTATCGGGTGTTAATGAAGAACTTATGGGTAGTGCTGTTGATGATAAAGCTGGTGTTTTGTCGATGTTACGACAAGGTGCTGGTATGACAACATTACAATCATTGTTTGATAATCTTGATCGTTCCCAAAAGCAATTGGGTAAAATTATGATCGATTTAATTCAAGCTAACTTTACACCTGGCAAGATTAAAAAGATTCTGGGTGGCGAAGAGCCTTCTCCACAATTCTATAATAAAGCTTTTGGTAAATATCATGCAGATGTTGAAGATGGTTTAAATACTGAAACACAACGCCAGATGCAGTTTGCACAAATGATAGAATTAAAACAACTTGGGTTACCTATATCTCCTGAAGATTTATTACAGGCTGCAACATTGCAAAACAAAGACCGCATTATCGAAAACTTGAAGAAATCAGAAGAATCGCAACAGAAGATGCAACAACAACAAGCGCTTATGGCTATGGAATTACAAGCTGCTCAAATTGAGTTAGCTCGTTCTCGTTCTAAAGCTGATATTGGATTGGCAGTAGAGCGTGCAAGTAGAGTTGAAGAAAATCGTGCAATGGCTATTGAAAAACTCCATGAAGCAAATGCGCATGATAGAAAAGCTGTATTAGATCAAGTAAAAACAATTGAAGAGCTTGAAGCAATTAAGATATCTCATATTGAAAAATATTTAAATATGGCAAATGCATTAAAAGCTTCGCAACAACCAGCAATTAATAACTTGGAAATATAAAACGTTAGTTAGAGGACAAACCCCTTATAGGATATTTCCTATAGTTACTATCGAAAGGCCAATTATGGCAAGCAAAAAAAAATATCATTCAATGATATCTAATGATAAAAGCGCTGTTGCTAATATGCCGCAACATGTTGTATATAAATCATATGAAAAAGCTGATTATGGAAGAATCGATGAACGTTTGAATGATGATATGTCAGGTATTGACGATCAAATGAGCAAAGATGAATCTAAAGGCAGAGCAAAGATGAATCCTACCAAATATTAATATTTGAAAGGATTATGATGCCAGGAATGCCAAGAATCAAAGGTAAACCAACAAATATAGCTTTTGCTATTTTAGGTAAACCAGCAAATTTAAGTTCTAAGCGATCTTCTCATCAGCAAGAAATTAATCAACGATTAAACATGCAAGATTCGAGTCGTTTGAAATAAATTAATAAGCTATTGCTTGTAAGGGTAATAGCTTATTTAAAAAGGAATAGTAATGAAACATAGTGCTAAAAAAAGTAAGCATACAAAAACATCATCAAAATGTATGCCAAATATGCAAGAAATGATGATGATAGAAATGCAGGAATCTTTTTATCGCAAGGTTAATCCTCGTCGAGAACAAGAGATTATGGATTCTCGTATGATACAGGAAAATCACCATGATATTGCAAATTTACCGACTCATGAGATTAATCGCATTTTTGATCCCAATAAATATATGCAGTCATTGGGAAGAAAAAAGAGCTTTGACGACGTATTTGGAGCATAGAATGGCAAAAGATTGGATAGAAGATGCTATTAAAAAGCCTGGAGCATTGCATAAAGAAATGCATATTCCAAAAGGCAAAAAGATTCCTAAAGAAAAGCTTGAAAAGGCTGCTGAAAAAGGTGGCAAATTAGGCAAAAGAGCTCGATTAGCGGAGACGCTTAAAAAGATAAATAAGTCTAAATCTAAAAAGAAATAGATGAGAGTAAGTTGCTTCGTTTGTGCCTGGGTAGTTCATAATTAAGGTTTATCCCTCACCCTTTTATGAATTACCCATTATTTTATTAAAGGAGATAGAATGAATAAAGTGACTGCTGGCAAAGCTGCATGGGATATTATTAAAGATTCACCTGATTTAGATCATAGTGCTCATGAACAAGGGGTTAAGCAACTCGAAGATTATGAAGATAATGTTATAGCATGTACTAAAGAGGGTATGAAACATTATGATGGTGATTTCTATATAGTTGTTTTAACTAAAAAAGAACCAATATTAAAGAATATTATTCGAAATTATTTCATTCATAGATCAACATGTCCAACACCTAATTTTGAACAAACTGTCTATAAATATCATCGATCTTGTGATGAGTATGAACATCTATGGGTATTACCCAACAAGGAGACATATATGATGTTTTTGGAAAACCCATTAGAGGTTGATCGCTCTGCTCGCCAACTATTATCTTATATTATAGATGATGCTGATGGTACGTTATTAAGAAAATGTAAAAAACTGAATGGTGAAATAAAATAAAAAAGGATATGTAGTATGTCATTACCAGAAGTAACGCCAGGGCAAATTGAACAAATGAATATTGAGCGAGCTCGAAGAATGAAGCAGGATGGTATAGAACCTATACAAGAAGAGCAGGAAGAGCAGTATAACGTTCCAGTTGCTGAACAATATGAGCAAGTTGAAGAAGAATTTGCGCAAGAACAAGAAGCTACAGAGCAGCCAAAAGAAGATAATTTTAATTATAATCAACGTGATAATAATTTTCGTGTTATGAGAGAGCGTGCTGAGAAAGCTGAACGAGAAAAGGATGAGGCGATTAAGTTTGCGATGTCTTTACAAAACCAGCAAAGTCGTCAGCCAGTACAAGAATATTATGAGCCTGAAGCTGATGAATATGCTGATTTGAATATTGAGAATGATTCCTTGGTAGAAGGCACTCATTTAAGAAAAGTTTTAAATAAAGTAACAGAACTTGAAAATAAGTTGAAAAATTATGAACGCCAAGCTAAAAACTTTGCTGAAGAAACTTTCGAAGTTAAATTACAGACGAAATTACCGGATTTTACTGAAGTTGTTACCAGAGAGAACCTTAGTCAACTAAGATCAATTAATCCTGATCTTGCGGATGCTATTTTGCAAGGTAAAGATCAGTTTAAGAATCATAAATTAGCATATGATATGATTAAACAGCTTGGTATATATAAAAGTAACAGTTATAACCAGGAAAAATATATGGTCCAAAAAAATATTGCAAAACCTCGTCCTTTATCATCTATTGCGCCAACACAGTCAGATAGTCCTTTATCAAAAGTTAATGCATTTGCAAATAATCCTCCATTAACTAAAGAGTTAAAAGAAAAACGATATAGAGAAATGCAGGAAGCTATTAAGAACTTTTAAGCATTATAATTTTCAGTGTGTATTACATTTAATTACTCATTGACTATATTTATAATTAATTGAAATGATTGATCTGTATGGTAGAATGAAATAGTTGTTATATTATATTTTACATATAGAGAGGGATACTTATTATGAATAAGTTATATGTTTCTTTACTGTTGAGTGCATCATTATGTGCAAGTGACCAGGGTGGTCATTTACCTAATGGTTTTAAGTTTGAAGTTAGCAAAGATGGGCAGCGAAATTCTATTATACATCAGCTTGCAAGATATGAAGAATGTAATGGTGATCAAGCGTGTATTCAAGCATTACAAGATATGCAGAATGCAGTCTTGATTGTTATTAATGGTAATCAAGTTGAAGTTAAGAATAATAGTGATGCTCAAGTTTTTGTTGATATAAAAGAAAGTAAGTAATTATGTATAATAAAATATTGTTAAGTATGTTATTGAGCTCATGTGTAACTGGATTTACATTTGCAGTAGAAAAAGATGTAATATGTCCTATTTTCCATGGTATTGAACAAGATCGCTTTGCAGACCAAGAAATTACAGAGATTATGTTTGGAGCTAACCTTGATCGTAATACTGCATGGAATGATGGTGATATTAGAGATTGTCCTGTAACGCCGCCTGATTTAACAAAAAAAGACACTCCAGATGAAGATGATTCGAAGTAATAGTAGAGTGTATTATATATTTTTATTACTTTGTATGATGTTTAGTACGTCATATACAGCACCACCTTTTCTAGATTGTCCACGATGCAATCATGTGTATCATAAGGAAATAGTTATCGATAAAGAAGAGGTAGTTACTGATTGTGATGAATCGTCTAAATAATATTGAGTTTTAATAAAAATTTACTATGATAGACATAGCTTATTAGAATAAGTGGTTTACTTTGTTACCCGTATATTTTGAAAATCGTATACGGGTATTTTTTTATAAAAAAGGAGTTCGTATGTTTGCTGAATTTATTCCCATTAATGATAATATTTTAGTTCAAATAAGGCCTGAAGAAACAACAACAGCGACTGGTATTTATATACCAACAGAGGCTCGTGATAAGAATCAAGAGGCTGTTATTATCCATGCAGGTAAAAGCACACAGCTTAAATCTGGCGATGTTATATACTATAAAAAGTATATGGGTGTTGCTTTAGACGAAACGTATCTTGTTTTAAAGGAAGAAGAAATTCTAGGAATCATGTAATTTGTCATTGATGATCATTCAATTAAAAAGGAGATATAATGGCTAAAAATATATTATTTGGACAAGATGCCCGTATTAAATTAATGCATGGTGTTGATGTTCTTGCAAATACAGTTAAAGCTACGATGGGTCCTAAGGGACGTAATGTAGCATTTCAGCGTACACATGGAACACCTTCTATTACAAAAGATGGTGTTACGGTAGCTGAGCAAATAGATTTAGTAGACCCTATTGAGAATATGGGTGCTCAGATGATTCGTGAAGTTGCAAGCAAAACCGCAGACAATGCAGGTGATGGCACAACAACTGCTACGGTATTAGCTCAAGCAATTTTTATTGAGGGCAATAAACTTGTATCTGCTGGTGCTAATCCGTTAGCGTTGAAACGTGGAATAGATAAATCGGTTGCTGCTATTGTTGCTCGTTTAAAATCTATGGCTCGTCCCGTATCAGACAAGAAGGAAATTGAGCAAATTGCAACGGTTTCATCTAACTGGGATACAACTATAGGAAAATACATTTCTGATGCAATGGAGCGTGTTGGCAATGATGGTGTTATCACTGTTGAAGAAGCGAACAGTATGGAAAGTGAATTAGTGGTTGTTGAGGGTATGCAGTTTGATCGTGGCTATCTTTCACCTTATTTTGTGACTGATGCTGAGAAATCTGAGTGTGTTCTTGAAAGACCGTTAATATTGTTGGCTGATAAAAAGTTATCAACGATGCGTTCTATTTTGCCAGTATTAGAAATTATTAGTCGAGCGCAACGTCCATTATTGATTATAGCTGAAGATATTGAAGCTGAAGCATTATCGACTGCTGTGATTAATCATATTAAAGGTGCTATTAAGGTTGTATGTGTTAAAGCGCCAGCATTTGGTGATAGAAGAACAGCAACACTTGAAGACATTGCGATTATGACTGGTGGTACACTTGTATCAGATACAACATCAGTTGATTTAGAATCAATTGAAATGGATATGCTGGGAACTTGTAAGAAGGTTGTTGTGCGTAAAGATTCTACAATTATCGTTGAAGGAGCTGGTCAAGCTGATAAGATTGCTGATAGAGCAAATTTACTTAAGTTCCAGATTAAAGAGAGTCAATCAACATTTGATACTGAGAAGTTAAAAGAGCGTTTATCTAAGTTGACTGGTGGAGTTGCGGTTATTAAGGTTGGTGCTGCTACTGAAACAGAAATGCGTGAAATTAAAGATCGTATTGATGATGCGTTAAACGCAACAAGATCTGCGGTTGAAGAAGGTATTGTGGTTGGTGGTGGTTGTGCATTATTACATGCTCAAGCATCATTAGATGCATTAGTATTGCATGAAGATGAGCAGCTTGGCGTTCGTATTATTTCAAAAGCTATTGAAGCTCCATTTAAGTGTATTATGAATAATGCAGGTATAGATCCTTCAAGATTTATTATTGATATCTTATCCTCTGAATATTCGTATGGATATGATGTTGCATCAGAGTCTATAGTGAATTTATTTGATAAAGGTGTTATTGATCCAGTTAAAGTGACACGATGTGCTTTACAGAATGCTGCATCTATAGCAGGATTATTACTAACAACTGAAGCAGTTATAGGAATAATTCCGGAAGTAAAGGTTAGAGATATCCAAGATGTTGGTATTCCTGGTACAAGAGGGCCTAATATTCCTGGTATGTTCTAACTTCATATTAATAAACAAGGCGCTGTTAAAGGCGCCTTGATCGTTTATAATCTATGTTATTTACCGATTCGTGTATTAATAAGTTCATCGATATAGAACTGTGATGATTGTTGATTAAATATTCCAAGAAATTCCCAGTTTGGTGTTTCTGCATTTTTATGGACTTGAAGGTAGAGTTGATATTCATCGTGGTGATTATCTTTTACGATGCATCGAGAACCAAATTCAGCTTCATCAAGATTGCATGGAGCACTTCTTCGAACGATAATCATCAAAGTTCCTTTAAGTGAGGCTATTTTGTAGTTATTTTTTCTTTGACCATAGTATAAGCATCTTTTGGAATGTAAGACAAGTTGGAGATATTGAAATATTTCTTAATATTCTCTTCGGTGTCTTTACGATTATTGATAAGTTTTATAAGGTCTTGTAGTTGTTCTTTGGTAATTAATTCGACAGGTTCATGATATTGTGCATCATCATCTTCTGGATTATCGGAAAGAAGAACACCGAGCATATCTTTAATATGATTACGATTAAAGTAGGTCAATGCACCCTGTTTTTTATGCGTTATTTGATCGTTAGGATTTTTGCATACATCTACTTCAAGCTTATAAACATTCGTTTCCCATTGACCAGATTCATGACTAAGTCGTGCACCAATCCATTGTTCTCCGTTAATTTCACCAGCCCAAGGTTTAATGGATAATCCATATTTTCTTAAAACTGGATAGGTATGTCTAAGGATTGCGTAAAGATCTGCATATTCATTTTTAAAAGCTTTGCGATTTGAACGTATGATTGGAAACTCTGCTTGAGCTTTTGCAAGAGCTGTATAAAGTTTATCACGTTCTGTTGAGTTTAATTGATCTAACATATTACTTCCTTTCTGTTTCTTCATGTGTGTGTTGATCATGATACATAATAGTTTCTGAATATCTTTTCATTCTCTCATATTGTTTTAAATTTATATAAGATATGGCGCAACCAAATTCATCGGTAAGAGTATTTACGATGCTTATTATTTGTGCATGATCTTCGATAGTTTTTTGTGGTTTTGCAACGATTTCAGTAAGTTTATCATCAAGATCATAGATCATATTTTGAATCTTGAGCTCTCGTTCATGTTGATCGCTTGGATACATAACCTTGAAAAATAAGATAAAGTAGTAAATATAGAATTTCATATTAATCCTTTTAATGATCTTTCTTTTTTAAATTGACGATGATTTTTTTATGATCACATGATTTATATCACGAGCACATTCATAATGCATTATATTTTGTTGATTTTTATCATCATATGCAAAGTGAACATTTTCATATTTTTCAATAGGATATGTACAGAAAGTACAGTTGCCTTTAGTCATTCTATTGGGATGGAATTGATTTTTCATTGTATTCCTTGTATTCCTTAATGTTTTCATCTATGCAATATCTACACGGCAATGCCATAAATACTAGTCCTGCATGTCTTTTATGTTTTTTTCTTGCATGGCTCTTATCATTTCAGCATGATTATCTGTGCATTCTCTACTATTCATCATTTTTGCTAGCGAGTTTAATTGTTCTTGGATTTTTTTCACTAATGCTTCGCTTAATTTACCATTCTCGCCTATAACACTCATTAATCTTAAGTTATTGAATCTTGTTAGATCGTTTTCACAAGAATTAAAACATTTATTTTCCATGGTTATATTCCTATTAATAACTGGTTAACTTACTTTGTTATAATAATAGTAACACGTTGACAATCAATGTCAACTAATATAGTATTATTTATATAAGTAATATATTAAAGAAAGAATACTATGGAAATGCCAGGCGATATAAAAAAAGTGTTAGTGCCTTATATTAAAAAAATAGAGTTTATTAGATTTATGAAAGGTCTTGGTAAGATGGCGTTTGTAAAAGAGTTAGGTATACATATTTATACATATAATTCGTTTATTAAAAGTGATCGTTTTTCAAAGCCTCAGACACTCAATGCTATTATAAATTATATAGATGAGTATGAAAAAGCAGAGAAAGATCCTATACCTAAAAAAGTATTGGAAAGATAATAAACGAGAGGGATAACATTAAAAAGAAACTGATAGAAACAAGTCACTTTTTAATGGTTGATGAACTCTTCAAAGAGATTATCAACCTGCCAAGTGAGCTTGATGATGAAAAGAGAAAGTTATTGATAGAAAAATATGAAAATAAGTATAAAGATAAACTTAAGCTGCTTATATATTTTATTGATAAATCATTAGAAGATGAGATAAATATTGATGCAACATAGCTTCACTTTTATAAGCTTTGCATGGTGAGTCGCGTTGGAATCGAACCAACGACCTAAAGCTTAAAAGACTATTGCTCTACCAACTGAGCTAGCGACTCATCAATTTGAAATTGATGATATCACATAAAGATAAAAAATAAAGTTTTATTTGAAAGAATAAATAGATCTGCTACATTAATACCACTCTATATTTCAATTATTTATATATGGTTCCCGCCATTAAATAAGAAAATAGAGTATGAAAGAAGAAGAAAACAAATTGTTACAAACCACTATAACAACTATAACAACAACAATACTTCCAACAACGAAAGTAATATCATGAATAACTATAACCCAAACAAGAAGCTATAACTACACATGAATAACTATAACAATAACGAAATAGCTAGACATGAATAACTATAACAATTCTGTTAGAAATAATCAAGCTTTTTCACAAGAATCTTTAAATATTGTTTATTGGTTAGGAGGAACTGTTCCTGCAACATTTATTCCTACGCCTTTATCGTATGTATTTACTAATTTACGTTTGCGTATTATTAAATGTTTATTGGGTAATATTATCCACTATAAATCTTCTTATATATCGCATGATACAATTGCTCGTCAAGTTGGATGTTCACGTAATGCGGTATTGGATGCATTGCATCTTTTTGAGGATATGGGTTTATTTGGGGTAATTCATCGTGGTAAGCAACGTTTATCTAATATTTATGAGTTAGGTTCATTATTTAAAGATTGTAATATTGTTTGGCGTATGAAAGATGTTTTGAGTGGATTATATGTTGCGCTTACAAGAACTATAGATCGTCTTGCATTTAAGTATGGATTGATCAACAGAATGTCTACAAAAAATCAAGACTCCACACTATATAATAATATTATTGTTTTAAAGAAGAAGAATAGTGATAGTAGTTATTGTAAGATAAGTGAACCAACTACTTTCAAAGAAAAGAAACTTCCAACAATACCATTCATGTCTAAAGAAGCATGGTTAAATATGAAAACGGCATTATGGGCTGATTGGGATTTAACAGAACAGGATTTTTATATGGATAAGTATGAATATAATAAGTTTTATAGTGAATCAGATATTTCTTCTGAAGAAATAGAGTCTAAAAAGAAAATTCAATCTGTGCGAACAAGAGAGAACTTGTATAAATATCCTTCGTATTACAAAACAAGTTTAGAAAAATTAAGGGGACCCATTAAGCCTGTTATGGTTACTGATATTATTAACCATGAAGAACGTTTACGTCATGCTATGACTATTGATGATTTAAGCAAGCGTATTGTGTATTTAGAAAGTTTATTACTTAGTTGCCCGCGCGCCTCAATTCCGTTCGTTAAAAATCAAATTCAGAAGTATAAGAATAAAGCGAACGATGCCATTGTTTTTTAGGAAAACAAACTATGAAGTTTAAAAACTATTACATATGTGTAGAGCTTGTTACAAAGATAAAGTTAAGAATATGATTTGTTATGCATACAAAACGACTCAATAGTTTCTATCTGTATCGCATAAGAGATAGCTTATGTTAACATATTGTAGTGTTATGCTTATTATAAGTTTATAAACAATTCTATTTGAGTATGTAGCGTTTTCTATTTTAGAAAGATTAATAATGAAACAATTTTTTAAAAGATACCCTTATCGTAATATGATGGTACCAACATGTTTTATAAATAAATGTAAGAATATTTTAGAAGAAAATAAGATATACAAGATACCTTTTTCTTCTTTTTCTTTTAAAAAATATAAAATGAAAAGCGTTAGTGAGTTACTTGAATATACTCGATATAAATTATCTGACATAGAACGTACAATTAAGACATATAAAAAAATGTATGATGACTGTAAAAAAAATGATCCTCTACATTATGAACATTATCATACCAGGCCTAAGCCAGGCATGATCAGAATGAGACTCTATTGTTACAATAGATGAATTGCGTATTATCTTAGACCACAACCAGATGGTTCGGAGTCAGAGTATGGTTTTTCTGAAATTAATCCAATATTGAAGAATGTAGTTACTATAGAATTACCAATTCGTAAAAATAAAAAGAGAACCTTTAAAGATAAAAATATTTTTTAAAATGACAAAAATTCTCTAGTTTTATAAACTACATCGATATGTTCTAATTTTTAAAAAGGAGATTAGTATGAAGCTACAAAAAAAGTCTAAGTCTAGCATAGAAATAAATATTAATAATAAAAACGATAAAAGCCCTGTAGAAGGGAGAATATCACCTTTTGTTGATGATTATTATCACCTACGAGATCAAGAACATGTTCCTGCAACAGAACGTTTTATACGTGAAGAATCTCGCATGCTTATGACATGGGCAGATCTTCAAACATCTTTACGTATCTCTGACTTTACTGACTGGAGGGGTTATACTCAGCAAGCTCTTTTAAAATGGTGTAAGAGATTTGAGTTCGTTCAAGAGTCTTATAACTATGCTAAACGTAGAATAGGTGCTCGTCGTGAAAACGGTGCTTTGTTTAAAGAAATGGATGCAAGTACTATTCATCGTACTTTAGGATATTATGATCCTGTATTTAAAGAAGAGACTGTCTTTTTAGCTAAGTTAAAAGAAGATGCAAGACCAGAGATACAAACTGTTATTATAGATCGATTTCCTACCATTGCTGATACATCTACAACTCCATTACGAAGTCCAGAAGAGGTTGCTTGGGCAATACATAAAAGTACCATGACTGAAAAGTCTGCTGGATCTTATAAAGCTAGAACCATTAAAGAAGATATACAGGAATAATATGGCTCATATAAAGTTTAGTGCTGATCATATTTATAAATATCACAATGAACCTCATGAATCTCTCTGCTGTAGAGATGGGTTAATGTTTTTTGCTCATGGCATTGATGATCGTTATGAATACTTAAAAATAGCTCATGAATCAGCTATTAAAGAAATAGTAAATCTTGAAGTTTATGCAAATGAATTTCTTCCATATTATAGACAATCACTCGATTTATTATGTTTTAGGGATAGGGTAAAAAAAGAGTTAGATGAAATGGATAATATAATAATAGAATATCCAGACAAGTGCCCACATCATTATCCATATCCTGGAAGACTTAGGAAGACTATCGGTAGAAGATATCCTTATTGGGCACATAAGAATTTCACATATTATGGAAAACGTACACGGTAGAACCATTAAAGAAGAAAAGGAATAATTATTTAAAAAAGCTTGAGTGGTATCCACCTTACTTTCATGGGGTGTCCCTCTTACTTTTCTACAAATCATGCTTAAAGAAATACTTTTTTCACTACTTGAGGTAGGTGTACCTCTTACTTAAAGAAACAACTCAAAGACAAATTTACCTGGGAATAATATGCAAAATGATCAATTAAAACAAATAATTAAAGATATGTGCTCAACAGGGTTTTCACATATCAATACTTTTTTGTCACAGATAAAGACTATGAACATTAACGTACATGGAGATGTTGAAAAACTTAATCCTGAACAAAAGAAACTATACTCTATGTATCTTACAACTATGTCAATTGTTGCTGATGTTATACACCCAGCTTTTGGAATTGCTCCTGAACTCTTTCCTGATGCACTAGAGTTTGTAAAGATGTGTATCAATAACCATAAACTAGCTATAGAGAATAAGATGTTCTCTGGTAATTGTGAATGTGCACGTTGTAAAATAGAAAGTAAACCAGCATCATAATTATTCCATAATCTATTGGAGGATACCAAATGGAAAATGAAAAATATAAAAAATATAAAAAATATATGGAAAATAGGGAAAATAGGGAAAATAGGGAAAAATCGAAAGAATCTTTTTTGATTACTCATAACCAATTTGATGAAATACGATGTCAACTTCGCGATAAAGATCAACTTATCTATAAACTAACTTGTAAAATTCGTGATACACCTGTAACTGAGATTATTGATAGAGAGAATACCGTGAGTAATATCTTATTTTCTATCAGTTTATTCATAGTCTTTATGATTTTTACTACCAACTTAATTTTTAATTATAAACTTAAGAGTAGAAAGTTAGATATCGCTGAAAAAATTGGTACAAGGGGCTTAGATTCGCTTGAGTCTATAGCACATATTATATGGGATAAATAATGAAGAGCAATGATGAGCAAAAGAAAATCTTATAAGAGTTTGTATCTTGAATCTGAAAAACTATTATATCATTCTCAAGATAAACTTGATAAAAGCCTTGAAGAATTAAAAAGAATAGAAAGTATTATAAATAGCACTACCTCTGAATTTGTCTCTCCGAGAGTTATGAATAATTGTTGGCATAAGAATATAAACAAGAATGATTCATGTGTATGTGACATGGTTTATGAAATGTTTTCTTTAACAAAGAATAAACAAGTATTACAAACAATAGATAATGAGGAGTAAATATGGAAATTGAAGAAATGATTAAAGATACAAAGACAACATACATTTATCAGTTGTCGTTATCTGATGGTTCAACAGTAGCACAAGAAACTGAAGGTTTATTTCATACTTTACCTGATACTGTTGATAGAAAGTTGATTAACTCTGCAGTTCTTATTAAAGTTGGGTCAAAAGATATAGATTATGTAGAAAATATGATGGTGGTTCCTCAAAGATCTCGTCATAAGAAACGTAAAAATTTCAAGAGTTAAGGAGTTAGAACATGGAAGATAAAGAAATAATTGAAGATGCAACTATTGAACTAGATGAAGAAGGTAGAAGAGAATTAAATTTAGAATGTATACATTTTAGACCAGAATTTAAATACAGTCAGATTCTTTATCCATTTCCTCGTATGAAGCCTACTCATAAAAGCACAGAATTATCTATTGAACTTTGTAATAGAGATATGATTATTACCAAATATTTCAATAGAGGTATGACTGAAGAGCAATCTATAAATTATATAAAAATGATAGAACAATTTTTAAAAGCTTAATTATAAACTTCTCAATTTAAAAAGGTGAGTAGTCATGGAGATTCATAACGAAATCAAATTAGATTTATTCGTTCCAAAAGATTATCAATTAGCTCTTTGTGATGCATTCGAAAATAAGGGCTTTAGAAAGATACTTGCGGTGTGGCCCTAGACGGTCTGGCAAAGATCTTTGTGCGTTTAATCTTATGATACGCGCCGCTTTAAGAAGAGTAGGCGTCTACATGTATTGTTTACCTACTTTTCGTCAAGCACGTCTTACTGTATTTGAATCTATCACCAATGATTCAAAGAAGTTCTTGGATTATATTCCTAAATCTTTAATTAAATCTATTAACTCTCAGGAACTTAAAGTTGTTTTCAATAATGGGTCTATTATTCAATTTATTGGCTCTGACAGTTATGATACATCTCTTGTGGGTACTAATCCTCGTATGGTAATCATGTCAGAATATGCCTTATCAGACGAACGTGCCTATCACTATATCCGACCTATTTTGAACGCAAATGGTGGATCCATGATCCTTTTGAGTACACCACGTGGTCGAAACCATCTCTGGGACCTTTATAACATCGCAGTGCATAATCCCAATGAGTGGTTTTGTTCTAAATTAACTTTAGATGATACACGACATATACCCCTTGAAGAGATACAGAAAGAAATAGATTCTGGTGAAATATCTGAAGAGTTCGCTCAACAGGAATATTTTACGTCGTTTGAACTGGGTATCGAAGGCTCTATATATGGTAAACATATCGATCAGATGCGACTCACAGGTAGAATTGGTCAAGTTCCATGGGATAGTTCAAAGGTTGTGCATACTATGTGGGATATAGGACGAGATATGACATCGATTATCTTTTATCAAACTTTAGGTAATGTCATAAATATTATTGATTGTTATGAAGAGAGTAAGCAAGAATTACCTTACTTTGCTCGTTATCTTGATACAAAGCCTTATAAATATGGCAAACATTATATACCACATGACGGATCTCATATTGAATGGGGCGGTGGTTTATCAAGGTTTGCTTTAGGCGCTCAAGTAGGTATCAAATTTGAGACTAGAGAAGGTGGAAGATTATCTGCTATACCTAAGTTAGAAGTAGCAACTGGAATCGAATACGGACGAATTTTGTTAACAAAGCTATGGATTGATGAGACTCGTTGCCAAAAACTTATTAAAGCTCTTGAAAATTATCATTATAAAGTAGATCATAAACGTAAAGTAAACTCAACCAAGCCCGAACATGATATTTACTCTCACTTTGCTGATTCTTTTAGATATTTGGCGACTATAGTTGCTATGGATCGTGGACATAATACTAGTATAGAAGATTTAGAACGACGTTATTTACAAACTGTAGACGGACAACAGAATATACCAAGTTTTTTTAGAGATGATTATCCGACAAGTTCAACATATCGATAGGATCTTATTATGCGTAGATTATTTTTAAGTATATATTTTTTAATGGTCATCTTTGTATTATATATAAGCTTTGTGTATGTATTTTCTCTAAATGATTTTAACTTTTTAAAGAAAATATACAAATCTAAAAAAATAGAGAGTTATAATCCACGAAAAGAAAGAGATCATGAAAAATATCGGAAAAGTATTTAATACTATAACTGTTACAGGAACCATTAATTCAAAGAAGAATAGTCGTGGTTATATCTATACTGGTTTATGTACATGCGGCCATACAGATGAATATAATAGTCTCTTTAATAACATGAGATGCAAACTCTGTAAGAAGTCTTTTAAAAAAACTCTCACAGTTATTGGTGTAAAAATAAAAAAATGGATATGCATTGAAGATGATGAACCTGAGAATCGAACTTCTAAAGTTACACTTTTATGCCAAGTATGTAATGTTACACAAAAGTTTTCTCGCTATTATTTTAAAAATTATCGTGAGGGTACATTACAATGTATTACTTGTATTGAGAATCTTAAAAGAAAAGAAATACAACGCATAGAATATTTAAAGAAAAATCCTGAAGCATCTATCGTTGATATGGAAGATGAAGAGTTCCTTAAAATATATATACGACATAAGGTGAGCAAAGGTGAGTTTAAGGTGAGCAAATAAAATATCCATGTAATTTACTACCATAAGGTCACAAATTACATGGATAAATAGTTTAAGGCCTATTGTGGCTCGTATATCGTATATCTACCAGAATTACCATATTTACTTTCTGGTTCTTGTTCAGATTCTTGAAGTGATTTACCTAATTTATTAAGTGAAGATAGAAGAGCTCCTGATTGTTTTTTACCAGCAGCTTTGAATGCATCAAGTGCATATTTTGCTGACTCTTGAGGAAAATCTTTTCCAATTTTATAACTTGTGCCTAATGTATCATAGACTGGATTGTCTAAAAGAATATTAGCACCTTTCTTTATCCATGATGCTTTTTTAATAGGTACAGTTTTAATAGTATCTTTGATAAAATTAGATGTATCTTCTATCGATGCATCTATATTAAGAAGATTTTTATGTAATTGATCAGCAATTTTAACTGCTTTACCATACTTACCAGTATTTTCTATTTCATGATTAACAGCTGTTAATACTGGCTTTAACGCATCTAATTTATCAGTATAAATAGATGTATGAAGTTTAGTTTTTAATGGTTGTAGATCTTTTACAGCTAATGTTCCATCTTTAATTAAATCTTCTACATGATTAAGATTTTCATAGATCTCTTTGCTGTGCAAACGACCCTTAGTTGATTTATTAGATAGTTCTAAAGCTTTTTGTAGATTATCAGCTTTTATGGTTTGATTACCTGCAATCTCTGGCAAATCATGATAAAGTCTTTCTTTAAATGGTTCGAAATGCTTTTTAATATTACTGAGATTAAGTGTTTCAAATAGTGCTGGAACAGCAAGTTCACCCAATATTTTACCTGGCGTACCAAGTCCAACTTTATCAAGTTTATCACCAACATAACGACCAGTTGCAGTTTTACCAAAGAATTTAGCAATACCCCCAATTGTTTTCGAACCACCACCAAG